TGAGTGTGATACCTGCTCAATGAAGCAATCACGCGAAATGGCAGAACCTCCGCCCGGCACGTTGAATTGCACGTTCACCCGGTCAAAGATTCGACGCCCAAGAAGTTCTGGATACAGCTGTGACTCATCTGATTGGGCAATGAACGCAAGACCCGCTGGGCGCAGTTCCGGTTTTGCATAAATTGAAGCAAGGAACAGTGCAAGGCCTGATGCTTGAGCTTGGCCGTAGTTTGAATCTGAATTTGCTGTTGAGGGAATAGGCAATTCAAGATCAAGGGCCCTGGCGCCGTAGATTGATTGTGATTCAACATTTGAAGTCATGACGGTGGTGCCGGCAAGACTGTCCCCACCTGCTGCAGTTGTTGTTTTGCGCGTGATTCTGATGATGTTTCTGATCAGTTGATCATCGTAAGCAATTTCAACATCTGTGAAGTATTTACCGCCAACGGTGGTGGCATCGTAGGTTGCTTGCGTGTTGAGTGAACGTGAGTCACTTATGAGCGCGTAGCGGTCTTGGAAAACTATTGAGCCGTCATCTTCCACATACAAAGCGCCGGCTTCAGTGTCGGCAACTTCTTGCAGCATTTCCAAAACGGTTTGTGAAGCGTTTTGGACTTCAATTGCAGTGGTGCCGGCATCGATGTTGCGCAAGTTTGCAGGCCAATTGATTGCATCCAAAATGCGGTTGATTCGAGCGCCAGTTAATTCACCTGAAACGCCAAGAATCGGGGTGGTTGCTGTTCCAGAAGATACGAAAACGTTGTATGAAGTTGTTGAGGAAATTACGTCATAGCTGCCGACATCAGATGGCGAGAAGCTGCCTGGCGTTGACGAGCTTCCCACATCCACAGTGGTTGTGCCTGAAGAGGTGATTGCGGTTGCATTTGGCAGGCCGCCAATAACGGCGCTCAATGCTTTGAATGCGTCGCTGCAATTGATGATTGCGGTTGCGTCGCCAACGCCGCCTTCTCCATAAGCAAAGCTCCATGAATCAACGAAGCCCCTGAAGATGGTATAGAGCGTGCCATTCCAAGTTGCTCTCACGATGATGGGGATTGCTGGCACGATGCCCGAAACACCGACGGTGGCGTTGTAGTAAGGGCTTGAAGTGTTGGTTGGATCAAAACGCCGATCACGGTTATCAAGCACAATGGTGCAAGTCCCGGTTGCGAAACGATCCAATGAACGGCGCCGACCCCTAGAAGTATCTATTGAGCGCGCGTAGTTGGTTATATCGTAAAAAAAAGAACCATCACCAAGAGTGCCGGTGTCAAGGGCCGAAACGTCAAGGATCAAACGTGAGCCGGTATTGGACCCCACGACAGATGGCGCAAACAATATTTCAAGCGCTGGCAGGGTCATGGCTTGAGTGCGGTCATGCCACGCACATGAGCCCTGCCGATTGCGTCTAGCACTGCACGCTCAATTGCTATTGGGTCACCAGCAACAGTGTTGATGTTGATTGTTACTGGCGCAACCATGCTGCCGCCGTCACTTGAAGAAAGCATCTGCCTTGTTTTTTCGGCGGTGACGATTGTGCCAGCTGAGTCAGGAAAAAAGATCTCTGGGCCAAGCTCACCAACAAGGTGCGGGCCACCTGATCGAGTGCCCATAGCGGCGCCAGGGAAGACGCGCCCGCCCATTGCCTTGCCGTCAGGGAATTGCTGCGAATAAATCATCAGATCGCCAAACCCAATGTTTTGCGAGCTAGTCAAGCCAACAAATGCTTTGAGCTTGTCAATTGCTGCTTGAGTGTTGGCACTCACCGTGATGCCGGCTGAGTCGGGAATGGTGTTTGCGGTGTCGGCAACTTCTTTGAGCTTGTCTCGCAAATATTTTGCCGTTTCAGCAGAGATCAGATGGCGGGCTTCCATGCCATTGACCTTTGTGGTTGCTTCCTCAAGCGTGATCTTTTGATCTCGCAGCTCAGCTGAAAGGGTGTTCAGCGTTGTTTCATAAGTGATGGCAGAATCAGCAGCAGTCTTCTGTGCGTTTGTGTAGCCGTCCATAGCATCAGCAAGGGTTTTGGTTTTTTCGGCTATGTCTTTTTCATTGCCGCCTGCTCGAGCGGTGTTCAAATCGTTGGTTGCAAGATAGAGCTTGATTGAAGCATCTGTTGCATCTCGCTGTGCTTTTTCGTTTGCGCTGGCCGCAGTGATCATCCCAAAGAACGGATCAAGGGCCCCATGCAAAGCGTCATTCAGCGTTTTGGCAGCTGCAGTGTGATTTGAAGTTGCATCAGCTGCTGCTTGTTCAGCCTGAGCAAGATCGGTTGCTGTTCCTCGCAACGATTCCGAAGTGGTATCTAGTTCGGCGGTTTTGTCTTTGGTGGTGCCGAAGTCGAAGGCAAGTTGGCCGGCCGTTTTTGTCAGTTTGGTTAACTGATCATCGGTAAGGTTTCCATCGCGCGCGGCTTGTTTGATCGCTTCGTTGAACGCGATTACTTCGGGGCTTGCGTTTTTTATTGCGTCCTGAACTTTGTTAGTAACCCAAGCATTCGTTCCCATTGCGTCGCCGTAAGTTTTAAAATGCTGGTCGCCCGAGCGAACTGCGGCGGTAAGAAGTTCGGCGCTAATACCTGTGTTTCTGAATGCTTCGGAAAGTCCGGCGGACTGTAATTTGGCCGCGATTTGGTCGGCGGTCAGCTTGTCCGCTGCGGCGCCGGATTCCTTAATTGCTTGCGTAAACGCGTCGACGTTGCTTTTGTCGTTTTTTGCATTGTCGCCAAAAGCGCTAATTGCAATGGCGGCAACGGCAACGGCAGCGCCGACCGCCATAAGGGCCAGCGTCAACGGGTCAGCGCCCGAAATAAATAATTTGACGGCAGCGAAAGCGGGAAGGAGGTTTTGAAGTTGACCAACCAGCATGCCAATGCTGCCAGCAGCAACAAGGAAGCCGCCGCCAAACACTGCCAGCGGGCCGGCAATGTCTTTGATTGGGCCAGGAAGGTTGGTGAAGGCGCGCGTGAAGTCATCCAAAATTGGAATCATCTGCAAACCAATTTGAGTTTTGACGCCATCGAGCGCTGCGCCCATATCGCGCTGGGCCTGAATGTGTGCGCGAATTTGCCCAATGTTGTCTTGGCTGAGAACTAAGCCCATCTTTTCGGCTTGGTCTGAAAGCTGTTTGATGCCGTCTTTGCCCTTGTTAAGAAATGGCATCAGATCCATGCCGGCTCGACCAAAGAGCTGCAATGCCGTTGCAGTCTTTTCAGGGCCATTTGGCATGGTCTTAAACTTCTCAGCCAAATCTGGGAGAATGTCGCCCATTGAGCGCAGCTTGCCATCTGAGTCTTTGGCGTTGATTCCTAGTCTTTCAAAAACTGGTGAGCCGGTTTCCATGGCTTTGGACAATTTGCCCAAACCAGTAGCCAGTGAGTCAACAGGTACGCCACTCATTTTGGCAGCAAATGCAAGCTTTGATGCTTCTTCTGCATTGAGGCCGGTATAGCGCTGCAGCTTCATGACCTCGCGTCCAAGATCTGTGGTGCTTGAGGCGGCAGAGACGCCAACGGCAAGAAGGCCGGCGCCAGCGGCAACCATGCCTGCGCCGACCTTTGTCATTTGTCCCGAAAAGTTGTTGCCTGCTTCGCCCGCTTTGCCCAGGTCTTTTTGGGCCGAATCGGCAACCTTCTTCATCTCATTCACGGCGCCTGCGGCATCGGCAGTGATGAGGATTGCAAGGCGTTCAAGAAGTGCCATGGTGCCTAGTCCTTGCGTGTCAGAAGTAATGCCAGATCGCCTAGACGTTGGCGGCGCGTAACGTCTGGCGGCCAGTCAAAGCGGTTTGCAAACCCAACTAGGTATTCAGTCAGGCTTGCGAATCTAAAGGGGCGGGGTTGACCTCAGTGCGCTTGATGGCACCGAGCAAATCAACAACTTTCAACGCCTTCAATTTTTTGTTTGCTTCATCAGCGGTGAGGTTCTGCCGCTGCGATAAGCAAGCAGCGAGGATTGCCCGGCTGTGAGCAGCTGAGCGCACAGGGTCAATTTCTGCCCAGGTGCAATTGGCCATGCTTTCAATCAGCATGGCTTCATCAAGGGTCAAATCATCTTCAGAAAGCTGCAGCTCGAGGGCGGGCAGGTCAATGCTCCACTTCATCGCAGCTGCGCCTTCAGTGAAGCGCAGCTGAATTGATTCCAAGATTGCGCCTAGTTCGCCGTCCATATCGCCGGCGGCGATGCGCTGGGCAATGTCTTGGGCTGTTTGGGTTGTCATTTGAGGGCTCCAACTACTGCTGAACCGGCTTTGAAACCGGATTTGAGCATTGCTTTGCGGAATTCGTCCCCGTAGGTTTCGGGGCCAATTTTGATTGCGGCGGTTTTGCAGGCGGGCCAAACATCGCTTTTGCCTGCGGTGCCTTTGTGAAAGGCATATGCGCGCAAGTTGCCGCCAATGGTGAGCGCATGCTTTCCTGCGCGCGTTCTTAGTTGCCCGGTTGCAGCTTGCTGCCTTACCGAGTTGTAGCGGTTGTAGTTCACCTGTATTTGCTTCTTGCCGAAAACGCCGCGATTGCTCGCTTCGTTTTCTTTGTTGGCAAGAATCTTTTTGCCACGGGTTCTGATGGCTGATCGAGTGCCAAGAAGTTTGGCGCCAATGATGTGGCCTTTGGTCTTGAAGAAAACAAGATTGACGGCGCCGCGAAATTGCACGATCACTTCAGGTTTGTTGCCTTTTGAGACGTCGTAGCCAACGTTCCATTTGCTGCGGGCAATTTTGTCTGTTGGTGAAATGCCGGCTTTGGATTTGGTAATGCCAAGCCAGGCTGTTTTCACAGCCATGCCAGCGGCATTTGCTCCAGCAGCGTTTGCCGCTGGAAAGGTGTTTGCCACGCTGTTGCACTTTTTGACTAGTGCGGCAACGTCTGAGCTTCCAAAGCCGGCAGTTGTCACGAAATCAGGAGGTGGTGCGCGTCAGGTCGCCAGTGCGTGGCCAGGTGATTGACAGGATGGCGAGATCGCCAACCTTGCCGGCAACTGGCTTGTATTGGGTCACAAGGTAGGTGCCGTCGTAGCGGGGGTTCGTTGCCGAGTTCGCAGCAGAAGTTGCTTTCACCTGCACAGCAATTGCGGTGCCTCGAGCAGCCCAGATGGTTGCGTCAACCTTGCTGGCTGCGTAGTCCTGCTGGAAATTGATTGTGATTGAACCCTGCTTGAGTCCGCCCACGCGCGTGACGTTGCCCGAGCTGCCAAAGTTGGTTGTGGTGATATCTGCCGTTTCATCGTTGACTTCAACTGAGTCAACGTGGTCTGACAAATCAACGCCGTTCACCGTGATGACCGGCGACGTGATTACAAATGCGGCCATCTATCGGCCCTCCATAGGTACGCAAAGAAACGCCGCAAGGGCGCACTTTTGTGGTTGGTGTGGGAGGGTTGGTGAAACTGTTACTGAATCGCTGCGAATGCTGCGAACGTGAGCGAGCCCGAAGACCCGCCGATTGTGTACGAGGCCCGCCAGTAGGCATCAGTTGTTGCCGTGCTCGAGCTTCCAAAGCCTGAACCGGCAGCGCTGATTGCTCCGAGCGTCACGCGATCATTGGCAGTGCCAAAGCCGCTGCTTGATGCTGATTGAAGCTTTGCGGTGATGGTGCGGTTTCCCGAAACTGAAAGCACATGAATGCCGAAATAGGCAATTTGCGGGGAAGTTTGCGCGCCCATGTTCACAACAGAGCTGGTGCCTGAAGATGAAACAGTTGTTGACGGTGCAAGCACCATGCCGGCAATGACGCCTTCAGCCTGGGCGCTTTCAAGGGAGGCTTCAATGCGGGCAGCATCGCCAACTTTCATTGGCACCTTGCTTGATTTGAGAAGGCCGCGAGCCGAGTAGGTGCGGTCTCCTGCCGTGACGGTGCCGCCGGTTGGAAATGAAACCATGGTGATGAGCTCGATAGCCCCGCCACGATTGTTGGTGATTGCCGGTTCACTGATTGAGTTGTCAAGAAACGTCATGACGCTGATTGATGCATCTTCAAGACCGGCAACGTTCTTCACGTTTCCTGAATCGGCAAACGTTGTGACCGGCACCGTTGTGAATGATGAGTTGATTTCAACCTGGTTGGCAGTGCTGGTGAGGTCAAAACCTCCATACCAAACTGCACAATCTCTGAGAATTGGCACGAAATGCTCCTAGCGCGCGTAGACAGTGACGGTGAATTCCCCGCCCCAATAGGTGAGGCTTGCCACTTCTTCTGCCGACAATGGGCGGAAGGATTCAACAATCAGCGATTCAGCGACGCCGCCAAGCGTGGGGTCTGCTTCAATCGCTGCCCGCACTGATGTTGCCGCTACGGGGTCTGCATATGTGTCAAGCGTGTGTGCTGCTTCAGCAACCAAACCTTCAGCAACCAAAACCATGATCCTGAATTGATAATTTTTGAGGGCTTGTGCTGAATTGAAACTTGTGTGATAGGTGATTGAAGGCGTGACCACAACAGCTGCTGGCGGTGTGATTGATCCCGGCTCTGCTGAATAAACAGACAAGCCTGAGATTGTGTTGAGGGCGGTTTCAAGGCCGGCACGCAGCTGCGCAATAGTTGCCATCAGCCAATGCCAATCAATGAATCACCAGTGCGATAGGGGCGCAACATTGCTGCAGCTTGTGGGCTCATCTTGCCAATTCGCACCACGCCCATTTCCGAAAATCCAGCAACGCCAAATGGCGCTTCTTTCAGTTTGAACGTTTCAGCGGCAATGATGATTGTTGCCTGGCGCACTTCCATGGGCACTGCCGCCCAACCCCATTTGCCAGTGACCTGAATGCAAGGTGTTTGCGTGTTCAAAGGCAGCGTTGAGGTCAACCAGCGCAGCCGGTAGGTAGGCAGGCCAGTAACGCCATCGGCAATGCCGTTGAGCGGTTCGGCGGTGTAGTCAGTGCCAGCGGTGAAGGTCTTGTCAAAGGTGTTGTTGTCGTTGGTCGAGAGCTTCACAGATGTGACTGAATAGCAGTCATCAATGATTTGCACGCGCGTGTCCTTTGTCCAAAAGACGCGTGAAGAATCAGAGCCATCTGCATAGAAGCGCCGAGCACAATAGGTGTCAACAAAGCGTGAAGCTGCGTTGATTGCGTAGGCAAGATCATCATTGAAGTTTGCTGGGGCAATGGTGAGATATGCGGCCAAATCGTTGACAGTGGTGTAGCCGTTAGTCACTGAGATTGTCACAGGCCTGAGCCTTTCCAGGGATTGAATACAACGCCAAGGGCTACAAACGGAAGCGCCCACGCAGGCAGGATGCGCACGCAGACAAGGCCAACAACGGGTGCTGCCCATTGATAGAGGCGCACTGAATCGGTGGCAATTAAAAGTTGCCCATAGCCAAGGGCTAGAGCTGCGCCAAGTTGGGCATCAAGGCCACCAAGCGCAAGCACCATTGGCCCCCAGGGGGTGATCATTGTGAGTGGATCTGCCCAAAGAGTTGCGTGATATTTGCGTGATGCTTTGAACGGGTGCGCAATGATCCATGCGTTTTCGGCATCGAGCGGGTCAACGCCTTGGCGCATCAGCGCCCTGACGGCAACCGGCACCAGGCCGACTAACAGCAGAGGATTCCAGGCGTAGACCGCAGACCAGATTGGGGTTGTTTCTCGAGCACAGCCGCCGATCAGCACCAAAGCAATGGCAACTGGCCAGCAATGTGGCAATGCAAGTGCGGCGCCGAGTGCAAGCGCCATGCCGGTGGCGTCAACGAGCACTGGCCGCCGCCATGAAAAAGCAATGCCAGGCAAGAACGCTATGCAAGCCATCCATGGTGAGCCTGCATAGGCCGCTGAAAGCGCGCCTATTGCGACGATGGCGGCGCGCGTGGTGATTGTCCATCTGCGCGGATTTTGTCGGCACAGGGCAGGCAATAACCAACGCAAGTGAAACGGACGCGCAACGCGTTGCTGCGATGCGGCCAGATATCTAACGCCGTCAGGCGTCAGCATTTGCCGGCGCCGAAACTGAACGCATCAGCTTGAACATTGCATCATTCAAGGTGATGGCGCCTTTGTAGTGGCCAATATCGGCGCCAGTGTGAACGTGAATGGGAAAACCTGAGGCTTTTACCAATTCACAGAACGTCACATCTTCACTGGTCCAGGCATCAATGGCGGTTTGCGGGTATTCGCCAAACCAGGACCAGCGACCTAGGCCAGAGTCTTTCTGCACTTTCTCAAGCACCTTGCGGTGAATGAGAAGAAAAGCACAGCCGGTTGCATCCACTTCAACCATTGTTGATTGCGGATAATCCCAAAGGGGCTCGTAATCGCCGCGCCCGGTGGCCATGAACATGGTTGGCACGATGGTTGGGAATGGCCCGGCATAGAAGCCTGAGAGGCCAAAGCAGAGGCCGCCGACAACTGGCGCTTTGCGTTCATGTGCGTGATGAGCAATCAAGTTGAAATCGTCAACCGTGAAGCTCATATCTGAATCAATGAACAGCAACCAATCATCATTGGTTTGCGTGAGAAATTCATGCACTGCGCGATTGCGCCCTCGAGTGATGCCGCCGCCAGATCTGACAACAACGCGACCGGCGAAAATGTCGGCGCGCGCTCTGAACAGATCCATGATGCTCACGGCAAAATCTGATGCAACTTCACCTGGGTCTAGCCAGGCCATGCAAACGGTGCCTTTGATGCTCACAAAATCTCCAAAGGGTTGAGGGTGAAAGGGTGGTGTGGCGGGCAGCTGCGACCCTCGGCACAGCTGCCCGCCACGATTTGCAACTACTTATTCAGGATCAGTATCCAGAAACTGAGGCAAAACCGCTGCCGCTCACAACGCTCACTGCCGTGCTGTAACGACGTGAGGTGAAAGCGCTGTAGTTGTAAATCTGGAAACGAACACCAAGCGTGTTGGCGTCAGTCTCGAAAAGCACGCGTGTGCGGGCCGGGCCCTCGAACAGAGCAAGATCAGAGAAGCGCGCAACAATGATGCGGTCCTGTGAGGATGCGTTGGCCGAGCAGCTGGGATCGATATAGACGGGCACGCCGGCGAGCGATCCAACGGAACCTTCAGCAAGGGTGTCCGTCTTGATGCCTTCAGCGTTGTATGGGCCATTTGCGTTCGGGACAACAAGCGGTCGGCTGTTGCTATCAAGCGCGGTGCCGACAAATGCAAACCAGCGTGATGGGCTCATCACGATTGCATCAGGTGGCAGGTAGCGGTTCTTTGCAACAGAGCTGATGCCCTGAACAATTGCCGAGAAGATTCCCGCCGATGTGGGGGAAGTAGCCGTGTAGGTGATGCTATTCACGGCGGTGTTTGTGAAAATTCCTTCATGGGCTCCGCTGCTTCCTGAGCCAGTGAGAACAGCTGCACCAAGCGCATAGGCATGGGCGGCGATTAAATCGGAAAATACCACCTGGTCGAACTGAATCGGCGACTGCTCCAACAAAGCGAGAGATGAAACCATCTGTCCGCTGTACGTGTTAACCGGAGCGGTAACGGTGCTGGTAACTGCGTCAACGTTCGTTGCAGCGTTGTTGTCCTGCTGAGCAGCAACAACGGTGCCGGTGTTGATCTTGGGAATATTGAGAGAGTCGGTACCGGCGGGAAGCGCAAATTTCGAGCACAAATCCGCGGTGACTCGTCCAGGGCGTGCGGCCCTCACGAATTGATCCATGAGGTACAACGGCGGGACGAAATCGCCAGCGCCGCCAGAACCTGCACCATCAGTGCGGTTGACTGCACGAGTTTCAACGGCAACTTCAGCAGCGTGGCGCTGAAGGCGTCCGCGCGCCTCGGCATCGAAGATGCCAGGAGCGGTTGAAAGCGCGAGATCACGGAAGTATGAATGCGCGCCGCCCTGGCGGTACGTCATCTCTTCACTGCGAACAGTCACGCGCGTGTTGGTGGCGTCGGTGCTTTCAGCACCAATCTGCGCGGCTTCTGCACGCGCTTCGGTGTCGGCTTCCATGAAGCTCTCCATTTCGGTGATGCGAGAACGAATCTCAGCGGTTTCTTCATCAAGGGCAGAAATGCGATCACGCTTTTCTGCAAATGCTCCGGTTTCAACCTCGTTGAGTTCGGAGCGTTCCTCGGCGGCGGGGACTGCAAGCAGCTCTTCAATTTCAGAAGCGACCGCGGCCCGCTCGTCAAGGCGCGCTTTGAGTTGTGCGCGCAACTTGTCCAGAAATTCCATGAGGATTTCCTTTCGAGTAGTGGACGGGGAAAACCAAGTGCTTGCGTGTGCGCCCAACGTGCTGGATTCAAACCAGCGGCATTGGAAACGGCACGCCTAGCGGCATGGGTTGTGATTGCCGCTAGGCGGCGGGGGTGCCAAGCGCAGCAAATTCTGCTTGCGCTTGAGCGAGCGAAACAGAACGCATCATTGATGCGCCGGTTTCGTCGTATTCTTCAGCATCGCCTGAAGCGTCTTCTGCTTCATCGATTTCTTCCCACCAGTCAAGTGCGCAAAGCACATTGACTAGGGCACGAATTGATTGGGCTGCTGGTGATCCCGATTCAAGCTCTGCCGCTTCGCCGGCAATGAGCTGCGCGAGAAGTGCGCGAATCTGTGAAGTCAAATCATCTTCAACAGCTTCTGCTTCAGGGTCAAGGTCTCGTTCTTCGGCATCCATTGATGCTCCATTCATTTGAACAATCGTTGCGTCACTGGCCGGATAGGTCACAAGCGACGCATCAAACAACATGACTTCACGGATTCGGCGCTCGGAATAGTCCTCATTCCAATTTTGCTGAATCACCTTGAAGGCAAAACTCATTTGGTCACAATCTCCGCGCATGACGGCGCTGCGGACTGATTGCGCATAGGGAGATTCAGGATCTAGGTCTGCGTCAACCATCATTCCGAGATCATCGGAAATGAGGCGCATGGTTCCTGAGGCTGTCCTTGCAAGCGCAATGCCTTCATGGTTCATCAGCAATTTCACATCAGCGCCATCATTGATTGATTTTGCTGTTGCGCCGCGCTCAATTATTTCCATCCAGCCGCCGGCTTCAGGGCCACCTGCGATTGGGTAGGCCACGTCATAAACGGTGGCGTAGCCGCGCAAGTTGAAAGTTGAATCATCACGCGTTTTCACAACTGGCGTTGAAGAAGCAAGGCGTACTTCAACGCCAACCTTGCCGCGCTTGGTGTTTCGCTCGTCGGTCAGCTTTGAACGCTGCTCAGGGGTGAGGCGATCAAGCACAACCTTTGGCAGTGATTCGGTTGTCACGTCAAAGCTCCGGTTGTTGTCAGATTCGGCTGAGGTCGCAATGCGATTTGCCCATGTTTGGCCCGCATCGCCTCCCCAGAGAGCCCAGGCAATGCGACCATTTGAGGGGTAGCCGTCGTCACCTGAATTGAAGCCCTGCGCTTTTTTGTCAACCTCATGACGAGCGAAAAATGAACGCATCCGCTTTACAGTGTCAAGAGGCAGGTTCTTGCCGTTGGCAATATCTCGAGCGCGAGCAATGCCAACTTCAGTGCCGCCGCGCCCGTGTTCTTTGCGCCAATCAAGACCGCGTTGCGCTTCAGTGCGCATGGCCTGAGTTGGTTTGTATGAATCAGCCATCGGCTGGGTCAACCTGCGATGGCTCAGAGATTGGTTCTGTTGATTCGTTCTTGGTAGCGAACGGCGGCCACAAGTATTGAGAGCCCTTGCCCTCTGGAAGCGGCGGCAGTCCGTCTTCAGCACGAATTTCATCTACTGAGCGGGTGCCCATGCGCAAGCGCGCGGTTGCAATTTCTGTTTTGGTGCGGGCATCCGTGCGTAGCAGCTCATCAGTGTTTGCGCGCACCTCGACGGTGGAACGCAACAGATCTGAAAGCGCGTGCTCTAGGCGAGAAATCCAAGGACGCCCGGCGAGGGTCAGGAGGTTCAAGAACCGTGATTCAACGTTTGTGTACGTCATCGAGTTGCCGCCATCAGCGCCAATCATTTCTGGCGGTATGCCATAAATGCGGGCAATCTGCGTGGCGTTGAATTTCATGGTTTCAAGGAATTGCGACTCGTTAGCGGTCACGCTGATGGGGTTAAACGACAACCCAGCGCCCAACACTGCAACTTCACGCTTTCCTTTGACTGATTCATTAAAGCGCTGCTTCATCACCTGGGCTTGCTCGCCGGTCAGGTTTTGATCAGTGGAAAGAACGCCAGACGGAATTGCAGCATCACCAAAATAGTGAGCGCCGAACGCTTCAGCGGAAAGGCCAACGCCAATCTGCTGAGCGGCATAGCCGATTGGGCTAAGGCCCACGGGAGTGCCGGGCACCACATAGGCGGGAATATGGATCAGATCGCCGCCCTGTTGCCAAAGCGCGTGCTTCTCGCCCATCAAACGAAATTCAAACGGGCCCAGCGGACCCAATCGAACAACGCTCACATAGTCGGGATGAACAACCTGCGCTTTGGTTGGCTCTGCGAAAGCTCCCACATCCTTTACGAGAAGGAAGGCGTTGCCGCGCAAAAGCAATGAGCGCATGATCTGCGCGCGCCAATCGGCAGCGGTCAGCTGTGGTTCATTTGAAGGTGAGGAAAGCAGCGGGTGATCTGGCAGCCGAGTCTTTGAGCCATCAGGATTGGTGCGGTATGCATGCCAGGGCAGCGGCGCAACAATGTCTGTCAAGAGGTTGACTGACGCCCAGACGCTTGCCAATCGCATGGCTGAATCTGTGTTGACCGTGGCGCCCGAGTCGGTCGGGTAATAGAAGCCGGGCGGCGGGATTGTTGATTGCGACAGCATCACGCTTGCGCTTGAAGAATATGAACGGCGCTCTGGTGAAAGGTTGCGCAGAATGCTCACGGTTGCTCCGAGTCAACGCCAGATGCGTA